CCCCAACTTCTGTCGATTATCTTGTCGTAGCAGGCGGAGGTGGAGGCGCTTCTCGCTGGGGCGGCGGAGGTGGAGCAGGTGGCTTTAGAACTGCTTCTTCATTTTCTATCGGTTCTTCATTTACTGTAACTGTTGGTGCAGGCGCATCTGGTGGTTCTGGTTCTGCATACAATCGCGGTTCTACTGGAAGTAATTCTGTTTTTTCAACCATTACTGCTAACGGCGGAGGTGGTGGTGGAACTGGTAATAGCCAAACTCCAACAACTGGCGGTTCTGGCGGCGGAGGTGGTTTCTCAAGTCAAGCAGGAGCAGCAGGTAACGTAGGCGGTTTTAGTCCAGCAGAAGGTTTTGCTGGTGGTACAACTCCAGCAGTTTCCTATGCAGGTTCTGGCGGCGGCGGTGCAAGCGCAGTAGGTGTCAATGCGGTAAGCGGTGGAACTGGCGCTAACGGTGGAGCAGGAACTTCTAACTCTTATTCAGGTAGCGCAGTTACTTATGCAGGCGGCGGAGGTGGTGGTGGTGAAGGTGGTCCCGGCGGAACTGGCGGAACTGGTGGCGGTGGCAACGGTGGCAATAACGCAGGCAATGGTGGAAACGGAACCGCTAATCGCGGCGGCGGTGCCGGCGGTGGTGGAAACGATTCAGGTTCAGGTGGAACTGGTGGTTCTGGAATCGTAATTCTTCGTTATCCAGACACTAAGGCAGATTTAACTTCCATCGGTGGTGGGCTTACATATACAAAGACAACAACTGGTGGTTATAAGATTTATCAGTTCACAGCAGGAACAGGAACGGTGACTGTTTAATGGCTCATTATGCATTTTTAGATGATTCCAATACCGTCACTGAGGTTATTGTTGGCAAAGACGAAACAGAATTAATCGACGGCAAAACTCCAGAAGAATGGTACGGAGAATTTAGAGGACAGCGCTGTGTGCGCACTTCTTACAATAACAATATCCGCTATAACTATGCAGGAATTGGATATACCTACGATCCGATAGATGATGCGTTCATTGCACCAATGCCTGAATGTGGTCATGATTCTTTATTACTAAACGAGAAGAAGCGATGGGAATGTGTCACCTGTGACGAACTCGCCAAAGCTCTGTAAAGCTGGTCAGCAGTTAAGGGAACAGATAGATGATAGTTACCCAGACAGAGATCGCACCTCGGACGGATGGATTGGCGATACACGTCATTCAGCTCGTCCTTCTGACCACAATCCTGATAAACAAGGCATCGTCAGAGCCATTGACATTGACAGGGATTTATCTGGTAAGGAGAAGCCAGACCTCATGCCTGACCTTGCAGATCAGATACGACTTGCAGCAAAGCGTGGCGATAAGAGAATCTCTTACATCATCTTCGCGGGGCGCATTGCTTCCCCTCGCATGGGGTGGCGTTGGCGCAAGTATCGTGGACTTAATCCGCACGACAAGCATTGCCATATTTCTTTCACTAAGAAGGGCGATTCAGATGATTCGTTCTTTAATATCCCGATGATAGGCGGCACAGCATGAACATGAAGAATCCAGCAATCCTCACAGCAGGAGCATTTCTAGCAGCGTGGGGTGCATCTAACTTTGCACTCGACTATCGCTCTATCCTCTGGGCTGTCCTAGCGGGCGTATTCGGGTACGCAACACCTAAGAAATGAGCGCAGCAGACCTCGCAGCTTGGGCTGTAGGTATTGTCACAGTCCTTGGCGGCTTGGCTGCTTACACACAGTTCATGATTAAGCATTACCTCGCAGAGTTAAAGCCTAACGGCGGCTCATCTATCAAGGATCAAGTCTCTCGGCTTGAAGCGCGTGTCGATACAATAATTGAGTTGTTAGGTAAGTAACACTTATCCTATGGCTAAGAAGAAGGTCATAGACCTAGACACTTACAACGCGCTAGACGCGTGGGCAATCAGTATCAACGAGATGTATAAAGCCTTGCGCAGAAGCGGCTTTGCTGTAGATATAGCTCTTGCCATTATTACTGATCGTGATGCCTATCCTGATTGGATTCTGCCAGAGTTACCTAATCGGATAGACCGCATCCCTTACGAAGATGAGGATGACGATTAAGAAAATCGTAATACTTTCAGACTTGCAGGTTCCCTTCGAGGATGTGCATGTCACTAGAAACATTGCCAAGTTCTTACAAACGTTTAAGCCTGACCAGACAGTAACCATCGGCGATGAAATTGACTTCCAGACTATATCCAAGTGGTCAGATGGTACGCCTTTAGCCTATGAGCAGACCCTTGGTGATGACCGAGACAGGTGCGTGGAGCTGCTCTGGGAACTGGGCGTTACAGACTGCATCAGGTCTAACCACACAGATCGCCTGTACAACATCATCATGAAGAAGATTCCATCCTTCCTATCCTTGCCAGAGCTACGCTTTGAGAAGTTCATGAAGTTCGACGAACTAGGCATTACCTTCCATAAGAACCCAATGAACATTGCTCCTAACTGGGTAGCAGTTCATGGAGACCACACACCTATCAAGCAGCTGGGGGGCTTATCAGCCCTAGAAGCAGCCCGTAGGCATGGCAAGAACGTCATCTCTGGTCATACTCATAGGGCAGGGCGTAGCGCCTTCACAGAAGCCTCTGGCGGGCGTTTAGGGCGTGTTTTACATGGAGTTGAGGTGGGTAATCTAATGGACTTCAAACAAGCCTCATACACCAAGGGAACGGCTAATTGGCAGCAAGCCTTTGCCATCATGTACGTCAAGGGCTCAAGCGTACAAGTGGACTTGATTAACATTGAAAAGAATGGCACATTCATCGTGAACGGCAAGGTCTATGGACGGGTTCGCTAGTCCAGTTTTTGAGGATGAAAATCCTGCTGAAATCGTTATAAGACTGTTATCTAAATCTGGGGGCTGTCGCATCCATCTGATGTAAAGTTCTTTCTGTGACCAGCAGAAATCCCCACAATTGGGAAAGTAAGACGCTAGCACTGGCACACGCAGAGGCTCAACTTTTAGCTTTAATTTGAGTTGAGCCTCTGCACCTAACAGAAAGGGCTCACAATGACAGTATTACAGTTAATCATTCTGGCAGTAGCAGTTGGATCGTTTGCTATAGGTCGCTACTCTGGATACCACGATGGCTACGTTAAGGGGCGCATTGCAGTTCGCCGCTACTACGAGTCACTAGAGCGAGTTAGTCGATGAACGCGGGTGACTTCCTCAACGAAGCAAGAGCAATCATTCAGGATCGCGGAATGGACTATGGACATCCCAGCGACAATATGCAAAGAACAGCAGCTCTGTGGGCTTCATACCTGGAAATGCCAATCACAGATTATCAAGTTGCAACTTGTATGGCGCTGGTCAAAATCGCACGAAGCATGGAGACTCCAAAAGTTGATAATCAAGTCGATGCGTGTGCTTACCTCGCAATAGCAGGAACTCTACAGACACAGGAGAATGAACTCTATGTTTAACCTAGAAGATTACGAGACAGTAGAAGAACGCCTAGTTAAGTTCTGGAAGGATCACCCAGATGGACAGATTCACACTAAAGTTCTTGAGCATACTGCCAGCAGGTTTATTGTCGAGGCTTCTATCTTTCGTACTGAAGCTGATGCCCGCCCATGGACAACGGGTTTGGCAGAAGAGACGATTCAAGGTCGCGGTGTTAATGCGACCTCTGCTCTCGAAAACTGCGAAACTTCTGCTATCGGCAGGGCTCTTGCAAACGCTGGTTACGCAACGAAAGGCAAGAGAGCAAGCCGAGAAGAAATGAGCAAGGTCAAGGCTAAGGTTGAAGTGCAGAATATCGTGCAAGAGACCAAGGCAAAGATGGCACAGACAGCGACAGAATATGTCCCAGTACCAAAGGAAGATGATCCATGGGCAATCAGACCAGCAGAGCCAGTTCAGACTATGGAAGGAGCAGTCGAGATGGTGAAATCAGTTCTTGGTGGCACAACGGATTCGGATATACAGCGTTGTCCTCATGGAGAAATGAGCTGGAAAACTGGTACTACGAAGGCTGGTAAGCAATGGGGTCATTGGCGTTGCATGAACCATATCCTTGGTGAAGCAGAACGTTGTGAGCCTCGATGGTACGAAATAGCCAAGGATGGTACTTGGAAGCCACAGGTGAAACGTGGGTAAGTTATATTTTAGGAATCAGGATGATGAGTGGGAGCAATTCCCTACTGATGAGCAGTTACAACTAGCTGAAGAATCGGCTTACATCCTACAGGCAATGGGCTTTGCCATTATCTGCCAGTTATGTAATACCCCACCAACAGTTCAACAGATTAAACAACGGGCATTGCAGAACGAGTGGAAGTGCGACAAGTGCCACACAATTAACTCTGCTGGACGTGCATGACACGACACAGAAAAGACCGAGGCTTTCGTACCGAGCGAGTGGTTGCAGCCTATCTCTCGCAATGGTGGAGAAGCGCAAGCGTTGGTCGCGGTGCTGGGAAAGATATAACCAACGTCCCGTTCGATGTTGAGGTTAAGGCTAGGTCGGCTTTCCAGCCCTTAGAGTGGCTGCGCCAAGCGACCAAGAGAGCGGATGGCAAAGAGCTTCCGTTCGTGGTGTGTCGTATGAATGGACAGGGCGAAGATGCTTCCGAGTATCTTGCTTTCATGCGATTTGGTGACTTGGTGCAGTTACTCTTACCAATCTACGGAGATATTCAGACCGATACTGATAAACTTGAACCAGAACGCTGCAAGATATGTGGCTCATGGAAGTTTGTGGACTGTCCATGTAAGACCTGCGCACTATGCAAGGACACTAATGGCACACGTTAGAAATCATGATTTAGCTCTTAGAGATGAGCATTACACGCCTAAATGGATATTTGACGCACTAGGGGTTGAGTTTGACTTAGATGTTGCCTCACCTCTGGATCGTTCATTGAGCCATGTTCCTAGCAAGCAAGCATTTACCGAGTTGGACAATGGACTTGAGCAGGAGTGGTCTGGCAATGTTTGGATGAATCCACCATATTCTCAAATGACCCCTTGGGCTAATAAATTCAGGGAGCATGGCAACGGCATTGCTTTACTACCCGTAAGCCGCTCTAAATGGATCTGGGGCATGTGGGAGAGCGCAGATGCCCTTTGTATCGCACCACACGATCTGAAGTTTGACCGCGTAAATGAAAAGCCAAAAACTATTGCTTTTGCAACCATGTTTTTTGCTTTTGGTAAAGATAACGCAGAGGCTCTCAAGAAACTTAGTAGCAAGGTTAGATAATGCCTATTTACGAGTTTGAGTGTGATAACGAGTTATGCGAGGCAAATGCCAGATATGACAAGGAGTTAAAGATAAATGAACCTCATGATGTGGATTGCCCGTTCTGCGGGTCTAGCATGCGAAAGATTTACAGTTCAGTTCCAGCGCACTTCAAGGGCAGTGGGTTCTATTCTACAGATTCTAGGTAATGCGACACGCCGTTTGACCTGCGGTTTTGTAAATGTGCTTTGTCCTTCTGGTACTCTACGGGCTAGAGCCCTTCAAGGGGCTCACGCAGCGCCGCTTACGCGGAGAGCGCAGCGGGTAGCCCTCGTTATTGGGATAGCTCTATCTATACCTATGTCGGTAGCAGATGGAGGCTCACAGATGCCATATAAAAGCCTCAAGTCATTAGCTGATTATCAATTAACTGATAAGCAATATAAATGCCATAACGAGATTGTGTATAGAGAGTCTAGGTTTAAGCATGATGCAGTTAATGGATCACATTATGGCTATTACCAGATAAGAAGTAAGTCATTACATAAAGCACCTTATGACTATCAGTTCTACAGATATTGGGGTTATGTACTACATCGTTATGGATATACAGAGTATGATGAGCCTGACTACTGTAAGGCTTTACATCATCTCAAGACTAAAGGATGGCAATGAGTAAGTGTGTATGTACTGATGTGCCACCACATGAGGAATGTAGTGATCACAATGGCTACTAAGAAAGGTGATCCTCGACTATCGAGGAAGTACCGAGAAGTACGCCTTCGAGTGTTAGCACGAGATGGGTATGTCTGCTTCTATTGTGGTCATGAAGGGCAGGATGGTAACAACTTAACCATCGACCACATCATTCCAGTTAGTAAGAGTCCAGAGCTTGCGATAGATGAGAGCAACATGCGCATTGCATGTAAGTCTTGCAATAGTAAGAAGGGTTCACGCAATGAGCGTGTTTTTTTAGATAGCATGCGTACCCCCCCTGTTTTTTCGTCCTTCCTCTCTCCGACACAGTCGGTAATTCACCAAGACAGTCCATTCACAGCCAAACCAGTCCAGAATTAACCCGATGGCAGCCAAACGATCAGTAGTGCTACGAGGGGCAACCAAGCCACGCATCCAGTCAATCCCAATCAAGGGTAAAACTAAGCTCGATGACGTAAAGCAACTCTGTGAGATTATCGGCATGCCGCTTTTACCTTGGCAAGAGTACGTGCTTAAAGACATGCTAACTGTGGACGCTAAAGGCAATTGGATTCGTAAGACAAACTTGCTACTTATCGCTAGACAGAACGGCAAGACCCATCTAGCGCGTATGCTCATCCTTGCCCACCTGCTTAAATGGGATAGTAAGAACGTCCTGATTATGTCTTCTAATCGAAGCATGGCTCTGGACACCTTTAGACAAGTCGCTCAAGTATTGGAGAACAATGACCACCTCAAAGGCTTCGTTAAGCAAATCCGCTACGCCAACGGCACAGAGTCTATTGAGATGCTGGACGGACGAAGGCTGGATGTTGTTGCGGCAACTAGAGACGGATCTCGCGGACGAACTGCAGACTTCCTCTTCATTGACGAACTCCGAGAGATTAACGAAGAAGGATATAGAGCTGCTATCCCTACAACTAGAGCGCGTCCAAATGCTCAAACGCTTCTTACCTCAAATGCAGGAGACGCTTTCTCGGTAGTCTTAAATGGAATGAGAGAAAGAGCCCTAGAGAACCCTCCTAAAACATTTGGATTCTATGAGTACAGCGCACCACAATATTGCAAGATCACAGACCGCCAAGGATGGGCTCAAGCCAACCCTGCGCTCGGACATACGATTAGTGAGGAAGCCCTTGAAGAAGCTGTTGCTACTAGCCCGATTGAGAACACTAGAACTGAATTGCTTTGCCAATGGATTGACTCTCTCGCTTCTCCGTGGGCTCACGGGATTCTTGAGGAGACGAGTGATTCATCACTTACCATACCGATGGGCGGCTACACAGTCTTTGCTTTCGATGTCAGTCCATCTCGCCGCAATGCAAGCCTCGTTGCTGGTCAAATACTCCCAGATGGTCGCATTGGAGTTGGAATACTACAAACGTGGGAAAGCCAAGTAAGCGTTGATGATCTAAAGATTGCAGTTGATATAAAGGCACACGCTGACCTTTATAGACCTCGCCAAATCTGCTATGACAAGTACACAGCCCAGTCGATTGCCGACAAGCTCTCAAACGCTGGTCAGATAGTCCAAGACGTTTCCGGTGCTTCCTTTTATCAGGCTTGTGGCGATCTAAACGATGCTCTGAACTCAAAGCGGCTTGTCCATGCAGGGCAAACTAACTGGATTCAGCAGATGAATAACTGCGCAGCTAAGGTCAATGATTCGGCTTGGCGCATTGTAAAGCGCAAGAGCGCGGGCGATGTATCAGGAGCGATTGCAACCGCGATGGTCGTCCATATGCTCTACAAACCACAACAGGTAGCGGCTATATACACAGAATAATCTATATCTAGTGTATAATTACACTCCTATGGGCATCTTTTCGCGTAAGCCGCAAATCTTAGAGGCGCAAGCAGCTCCTCAAGTAATGGGTGAGAACCTTCCATCCATCTACAGCTCATTCACTTTGCGCGTCTCACGCAAAGACGCTATGAGCGTTCCAGCAGTAGCCAGAGCCCGCAACCTTATCTGTGGCACAGTCGCATCTATCCCGCTGGAGTATTACAGCAAGAAGACAGGCGAAGTAATTGCTGCACCTAAATGGATCAACCAGTTAGCAGGCAACCAACCTTCTTTCGTTACACTTACATGGTGCGTTGATAGCCTCTTGTTCTACGGCATGGCTTATCTTCGTGTTACAGAACGCTACGCAGAAGATGGCAGACCATCCCAGTTCGAGTGGATTGCTAACTCACGCGTTACCTTTACAACTGACTTAGAAGGCATCTACGTCACCCAGTATTACGTTGATGCTGCACCTATTAGCATGAACGACATTGTTACTATTCAAGGATTCGATGAGGGCGTGTTGGAACGCGCTGGTCGCACTATCCAGTCCGCGATTGACATTAACAAGGCTGCTGCTATTGCATCCGCAACCCCAATGTCTAGCGGCATATTGAAGAATACAGGCGCAGACCTGCCGCCTACAGAAGTCTCTGGGTTGCTAGCTGCGTGGAAGCGTAGCCGCCAAAATAACTCTACTGCCTATCTCACTAGCACCCTAGAGTTCCAGTCCACACAGTTCTCACCTAAAGACATGATGTATAACGAGGCTATTCAGAACCTTGCAACTGAAATTGCTCGCGCTATGAACGTGCCAGCTTATTATCTTTCTGCGGATCAGAATACGACTATGACTTACGCCAATGTGCAGGATGAGCGTAAGCAGTTCTACGCGCTAAGCATCGAGCCTTACATTCAGGCTATTCAGGCACGTCTGTCAATGGATGACATCTCAACATCAGGACACGAAGTCCGATTCGCAGTCTTTGACACATTCCTTAAGAACGACCCATTGGTTGAGTTGCAGGTACTTGAGAAGCTCCTAACTCTAGGAATGATTACTCCAGAACAAGCCATGGAAATGTCAGATTTAACTCCTAACGGAAGCGAAGGAATCAGTTAATGGAAACTCTATACATCGAAGCATCCTCAATCGAATGCAGCGAAGAACGCAGAGAAATCAGCGGCAAAATCGTCCCAATGGGAACTGGCGAAATCGGTAACACCAATCTAGGTGGAGTCGTATTCGAGGCAGGTTCTATTGACATTAACGACCCGTCAAAGATTAAGTTGTTATCACAGCACGACATGAAGAAGCCTATTGGACGCATGGTTACAGCCACAGTCCGACCAGACGGCATCTATGCAACCTTTAAGTTGTCACGCTCTACAGGTGGCAACGATGCGCTTGTCATGGCGCAAGAAGGTCTCGTCTCTGGCTTGTCAATCGGCGCAGAGATTATTGCATCAGCACCTTCACGCGATGGACACACAGTTGTCACAGCCGCCAAACTCAAAGAAGTTTCTCTAGTAACAGAGCCAGCCTTTAAGTCTGCTCAAGTGTTAGAGATCGCAGCAGAGGAAGTCACCCCTGCTGAACCAACAACAGAAAGCGAGCCAACAGTCGTGGAAGAAACCACAACTCCGGTAGAAGCTCCAGCAGTTGAAGCAGCGGCAGTAGAAGCGGCTCGCCCAACAGTTGCAGCATCTCACTACACAAAAGAGCGCACAGCTCCAATCACATCAGCACAGTATCTCGAAGCATCTATGAAGGCAGCCCTCGGAGACGATGAAGCCCGCCGCACAGTACGCGCCGCAGATGACAGTACTTCTACAAATACTGGTCTGACTTTGCCATCCCACCTCAACACTTTCATTACAGATACCTTCACAGGTCGCCCAGCATTTGAAGCTGCAACACGCGGTTCACTTGCAGGCATTGACGGAATGTCATTTACAGTCCCACGCCTTTACACCAACGCTTCATCTGCTGACGTAGCACCAACAGTTGCAGACACAAACGAAGGTGCAGCACCATCAGAGACTGGCATGACTTCTGCTTATGACACAGTCACAATCGAGAAGTTCTCTGGACTACAGCGCGTATCTTTCGAGCTTGTAGATCGTTCATCACCTGCGTTCATGGAACTCATGATGGCAGAACTCCGCAAGGCATACGAGAAGGCAACAGATAACGCACTTCTCGCAGCTTTCGTTGCATCTGGTACAACAGCAACAGGCGTTGCAGCAACAGCAGCAGGACTCCAGTCATTCATCTCTGTAGAAGGCGCAGCCGCATACAAGGGAACTGGCGGAGACTTCGCTAACAAGCTTGTTGCATCAACAGACCAGTGGGCAGCAATCGCAGGATACGCTGACACAACAGGTCGCGCACTTTACTCTGCACAAGGCGCAACACAGAACGCATCAGGCAACGCAGTTGCTACAAGCGTTGTAGGTGGCGTACTTGGTACAGACCTCATCGTTGATCACAACATCTCAACAGCAGGTGTCATTGACAACTCTGCGTTCCTTGTTGCTCCAGCATCTGTCTACACATGGGAATCACCAACAACCCAACTTCGTGTAAACGTTCTTACATCTGGCGAGATTGAAATCAACCTCTACGGATACCTCGCTATCTACCTTGCTAAGTCAGGTAAGGGCGTTCGTAAGTTCAACCTTACATAATAGCAATACCCTAAGTCGCTAGGGGGGCTGCCAGAGCCCTTGCAGCTCCCCTAGTCTTTAGAAAGGTCAATATGTCTATCACAACAGTCGCAGAACTTCGTACAGCACTTGGCATCGGTACTCTTTACACCGATGCTGTCTTGCAGTCCGTCTGTGACGCTGCCGATAACGTCATGTTGCCTTTTCTATGGACTAACACGACTCCGATAATTGGACACAGCAACACAGAAAGCACAGGCACATCATTCTTTAATGACTATGTGCAGGACGTGTTCTACGTAGGTCAAGTCTTAAACATCACAGGATGCGGTGCAAAGCACAACGGCAACAAGACAATCACAGGCGTTGGCGAGAAGTCAGTTACCTATGCAATCACAGGCAACAACAACACACCTGCAACTTTTCACCCAATCAACCCTTACGGCACAGCATCAGCCGATACCTACGTTGATTACACAACCATCCCTGCTATTCAAGAAGCCAGCCTTATGATTGCTGTGGCTATCTGGCAAGCACGTCAAGCACCAACAGGACAAGGCGTATCTATTGACGGCTTTGCTCCAAGTCCTTACACAATGTCTAATCAGCTCATGGCTCGCGTTCGTGGCTTACTAGCACCTTACCTAAGCCCTAACTCTATGGTGGGCTGATGCCAGCGATAACCACCCTACGTTCTAGCATTGCAGCAGCTCTTACTGATAACACAAAGTGGTCAGTATTTTCCTACCCACCTGCAACGCCTATTGCCAACAGCGTAATTGTCAGCCCTGCTGATCCTTATATTGTGCCAAGTAATAATGACTATACGGCTATTGCGCCATTGGCTAACTTTCAGATTTCTATCCTTGTGCCATTGCTTGATAACCAAGGCAACCTCGCTGGTATCGAGGATGACATTATCCGAGTATTTCAATTACTTGAAGCATCTAGCATTGTCTTTAACGTAGGAAGTGTGAGCGCCCCAGCGGTCCTTAACCTACCTACTGGAGACCTGCTCACCTGTAACGTGCAGGTAAGCACCCTAACGGAATGGAGCTAACCATGTCAGATTGGGAAAAGGAGCGCGACGCTTTTCTAGTGAAAATCGGACAAGCTCCAGCAGCCAAGGAAAAACCAACTACCAAGAAAGATGAGGAATAACTGAAATGGCAGTATTTCTAAACAATGGCGTAGTTCTTACAGTCAATTCAGTAGACTTGTCAGACCACGTCACAGCAATCACAATCAACCGCACATTCGATGAGCTTGAAGTAACAGCGATGGGCGATTCAGGACACAAGTTCGTCAAGGGTCTTGAGGCAGCATCTATCACAATTGACTTCCTCAACGACACAGCGACATCAGAAGTCTTGCAGACACTTCAGGCTGCATACGGCACAAACGTAACAGTTACAGCCAAGCAGACATCATCAGCAGTATCAGCAACAAACCCTCTTTACACAATGACCTGCCTAGTGAACAACCTCACCGACATCAACGGCGCAGTTGGAGACCTTGGCACACAATCTGTAACTTGGAACGTCTCTGGTACAGTAGCAGTCACAACAGCGTAAGAAGGAGATAAGGGCTATGGCAAAACTCAAAGTAACAAGGGCTGACGGACAGGTGCAGGAGTTTGAGATAACTCCGCTACTGGAGTACAGCTTTGAGCAATATGCTAAGAAAGGCTTTCACAAGGCACTCATTGAAGATCAGAAACAAACTGATGTTTATTGGTTGTGCTGGGAAGCCATCCGCCGCTCGGGTGAAGTGGTTAAGCCATTTGGGGAAGGGTTCTTAGAGACAATCAAAAGCGTTGATGTCTTAGAGTCCGACCCTCTGGCTTGATCGGAACTCCGTCACCTACCTCGCAACCAGATTAAGTTACGAGTATGGAGTTCCGTTCAACACCATCGTGGAACTTTCTTCGATGGCTTTCAAGGCTCATATACAGGTATTAAAGGATATAGCGAAGGAGCAGAAAGATGCCAGTCGAGGTCACAGGCGTAATCGAGCTCCGTAAAGCCCTTAAGAAATATGCACCTGATTTAGCCAAAGAAAGCCAAAAGGAATTAGCAAACCTACTCAAGCCCATTGTGCGTAATGCGCGTGGGTTTTTGCCTACTAATGCAGACGTTCCTAGTGGCTGGCTTAAGGAAAACCAAAAAGGCAAATGGGCTAATCGTGGTTATGATCAAGCCATTGCCAGCAAAGGAATTACTTACTCAACGGCTGCTGGCAAGGCTAACCGCCAAGGCTTTAAGTCCGTTGCCTCTATTTATAACAAGTCTGCTGCAGGTGCTATCTACGAGACAGCAGGTCGCAAGTCAGGCAACGTAGGCAAGTTCACGCCACGCCTCGGCGGACAGTTGCAGGGTGATGGTCAGAAGATGACTGGTCGCGCCATGTTTAGAGCATGGGCGCAAGACCAAGGCAAGACAACAGCAGCAGTAGTCAAAGCCATCCAGACAGTTAATGACAAGGTGGCTAAATTAGTAAGGACTGGGGTAATCAGATAATGGCTCAAGATGTAAGCCTAGCGGTACGAATTGCCACAGTCCTCGATGCAGCAGGATTAAACAAGGCAGACAAGCAAGTAAAGAGCTTTGAGAAGAGCCTTAAAGGTTTAGGCAGAACCCTAGGTTTAACCCTAAGTGGTGCAGCAGTAATCGCTTTCAGCAAGAAGTCAGTTCAGGCTTTAGTAGAAGCAGAAAAAGCAAACACTCGCCTAGCCAATTCAGTTAAGAACTTAGGGCTATCATTCTCAACGGCTGCAATCCAGAAGAACCTAGACGAGATTTCACGATCTGCTGGTATCGCTGGTGAAGTCCTTGTCGATGCCTACCAGCCACTATTAACTGCTACTGGTTCAGTTATAAAGAGCCAAGAAATGCTTAACCTTGCTCTAGATGTAGCGGCAGGGTCAGGAGTATCGCTTACTACAGTCACCCAAGACCTAGCCAATGCTTATGTCGGCAACACTCGAGGACTTCGTAAATACAACCTAGGACTTAGCCAAGCGCAACTTAAAGCAGCAACATTCTTAGAAGTACAAACCAAACTTAACAAGCAGTTCTCTGGCGCACAGGCGGCTTACCTAGACACTTACGCTGGCAAATTGCAGATACTAGGAGAAGCAGCAGGTAACGCTCAAGAGCGTATTGGTGCAAGCCTTATTGACTTAGGCGCAGCCTTTACTGGCAGCTCTAATATCGAAGAGTTTGTTGGAAAGATTGAAAAATTGACAGACCGATTCGTTGGTCTTATGGATCGCTTTACAGAAGGCATTGCAATTATCCGAGCCATGCTTGGAGCTAAGACTTGGACTGGGATGTTCAAGGCAGCACAAGAAGCCCAAGTTGCAGAGTTCAATCGCCGCATGAAGCGCGATTACATGAACGCTTGGGAAGGCACTAATGTGCCAATGAGCGAACAGGCTTTAGCGCAACAGCGCAAGGCAGAAGCAATAGCCAAGAAGCGCGCTGAACAATTGCGCAAAGAACAAGAGAAGCAAACCAAAGAACTAAAGAAACAAGCCACACTGAAGAAGGCTGGTACAGTCTTTGACCTCGAGCAGATTCAGCTCATTGCTGCTCTCAAGGGTAAGTTATCTGAAGAAGATCGTAAGCGCATTGAGGCACAGTTAGCCTTGCTTAATAACAATGATGCCCTAGCACAGAAGCTCACCCGCGAGATTCTCATGGCGCAGGATGCCACAGGTGGCTTGTATCGCTACTTCCTATCTATTGGCGATGCCAAGATAAAGAACCCTTTTGCCTTCCTAGATGAATGGATTATGGAGTTTCAATCTAAGCTGAACAACCTTAAGTTCCCGTCTATGCCTACATCAGTCTCAACAGCAGTAGCACCTACATCTGGTGTAGTCATGGGCTTTACCCCAACGCTTATGAACCCAATTCCTACAACGGGAGCGATTCAAGGTCCACAGATTCCATCTACAAACGCAAGCGCATATAGCGGCACAATCCCTACAGGTAACTTTACCTACGGACAAGGCAACCCACTCAACACCAACGTGTATGTCACAGTCCAAGGATCAGTTACAACCGAGGAAGATTTAGTCTCCAAGATAGCAAGCGGCTTACAACAGAAGTCCTTGTCCACAGGCGATAGCTCTTACATCAACCGTAGAACTGGCGGCTTTGCTGGATGAGCCTACCTGCACAGATAGCAGTCTCCTTTGACTTTAGCTCTGGTGCTACCTTCGGTACTGGCTTCGTCATCGGCTCACCTGATAACGGCGTAATTGGCGTTAATTCATTCGGCTCATCTGATGTAATCATCCCTACAGTTGATTTAACTCCTGACGTTTATAGCATTTCAATTAGGCGTGGTCGCAACATCATGAAAGACCAATATGACGCAGGTACGGCTATCGTGCGTGTACTAGACCCGCTTGGCTATTTCAACCCACAGAACCCTGCCAGCCCTTACTATGGCTATTTAGTGCCATTGCGTAAGCTGCGTGTGTCTGCCACTACAGCAACAGCAGACCACTTCCTATTCTCTGGTTATGTGAATGACTACAAGTATTACTTTCCGACAGGGCAAGAGACAGCCTATGTAGATATTCTCTGCACAGATGGCTTCCGTCTATTGCAGATGTCCCAGATTCAGACAGTAGCTGATTCAGGCGCAGGACAGACCACAGGCACACGCTTAGGCAAGATTCTCGATGATGTGCAGTTCCCTAACTCCATGCGCTCTATAGCCACAGGCGATGCCACCTGCCTTGCTGATCCTGCAACAGTTCGCACTACCCTCGATGCTATTAAGAACGTCGAGTTCTCGGAAGGGCTCGGAGCGTTCTACATGAGCCCAGACGGAACGGCAGTATTTAAGTCTCGTAGCGAGGTTACAGCCACCCTTGGTGAGCCTTCTGTGGACTTTGACCAGACCACAGGCATCCCATATAAGCAGCTTAAGTATGCCTTTGATGACAAGCTCATCATCAACGATGTCAAGTTCAACCGCGTTGGCGGCACAGTCCAGAACGTGTTTAGCCAAGATTCGATTGACAAGTATTTCCCACACGCTTTGACCCAAGAGAACCTTGTGGCAGAGACAGATGCGCAGGTATTAGGCGCAGCGCAGAACTACGTCAATACCCGCAAAGAGACCACCATCCGCATTGACGAGATGACAGTCGATCTATTAGACCCAGCAGTTCCAACCGATACCCTAATTGGCTTGGATTACTTTGACAATCTAACTATTACGAATGTAACCCAAGAGGGTTCTACAATCGTTAAAACCTTGCAAGCACAGGGCTTCGCATGGGATATAACACCCAATAAGATGAGCGTGACCATCACGACTCTTGAACCTATTGTGGATGGCTTCATTATTGGAAGCAGCACATACGGTATAATCGGACAATCTACATTGAGCTACTAGGAGCAATAATGGCAACCTTTCCAGTCACTACAGGAGACGTATTAACAGCGGCTACCTATAACAGCCTACCTACCTT